GAGGCTTTGCACACAGAAGCAGAAGAAGAAATGTTGCTACTAGAAGAAGCCAGCGACTGATGTTAGCTTCTCCTTTTGAGATGGCGGTGGCGGGAGTTACTTTCCGCCCTGACTATCCTCAGAACATATTCAAGATAGCGAAACTCCAAGTTCACTCTCCTGTTCCGGTACTAGCTGTACTACAAAGAGAACCTGAGAATGAGATGGATGAAAATGCTATTAAAGTCCTAATCAATAATGAACACGTTGGGTATGTCCCTGCGTGGGAGGCGAAACATTTGGCTCCTGAGTTAGATGAGGGCGCTAAACGGTGGATGGCAATTGTTAAAAAGATAATTGTCTCCCCTGAGAACACAGAACAACCAGGGTTACGACTAAAGGTATATGACAATGAGCTTAAATGACAGAATAATTGACTTAGATGAAAGAGCGCGTGACCTTGAACGTGACATGCGTTCTTTGTTAAGAGACGCACAAGAATCAGCACAATCAGCGGAGCATGACGGTCAACGTCAAGTAGTCGCTGAGGAGATGGTTGATCTTTTGGAGACTTTAAAAGCACACAAAGCGAATATCCGTGAAGTAGATAATGAAGCTAATCCTTCTTTAGTAACCGTCATGGACTCTTTGGGTGTCAAAAAATTCACACGCGGTTCTTTAGAAATTGAAAGAAGAGTTTCTAACTACAGGTCAAACTGGCAGAACCAAGTTCTTGTCCGTGCTGTTATCACAACAGCGTTAGACGAATTACAAGATCGTAATTATGTTGACCAAGAATCCGGTGAGTTGGTGAATGAAAGATCAATTGTTGCTCCTTGGATGGAGGCGGCGGTTGACAGGTTGTTGGAATGTGCAGCTTTCCGTGATTGGAGAGTCACAGCTTTACGAGCGAGAGTTCCTGGTCTTGATCCTGATAACTTTTGCGATACTAAAAGGTCAACAAAAGCTGTTATTTCCGTGAAAAAGGGTTAAATGAAACACCAAGTACACATACACCAGCAACGTCTCAGGAAAGGCTTACCTGCTGTTATTCATCGTACTTATAAAGGCAGTGAATATCACACGGAGTTTGAGATACCTAAAGGTGCTAGAGTCATCCAGTCAGATAAGCCCCTTTCTTGTGGGGCGCGAGCATGGATTGAGTGGAGTGATTAATGGCTATTGAAGTAATGGTTTGGGTTTTGGAGCAAGAAGGGGACTTAACTACAAGCGAAAAGTTTGTTTTGTTGGGGATAGCAAATCACGCTAGACCCGATGGGAGTGGAGCATTTCCTTCTTTGAAAACTTTATCCGGTTACACCCTTTTGTCCGAATCGACTGTTCAGCGGTCTATCAAATCTTTGGAGAAAAAAGGGTTACTTTCTAAAGACTCAGGAGGGGGTAGAAGATCGAATACTTACACGGTTCATCTTGATTATGCCCCTGTTTTAGAGCTTAAATTAGTGGATGATGACCCTAGTCATGGTGACCATGCTGAGGATGCACCATCACCTAGCAGCCTAGTCACTGTGACTGAGCAGCCTAGTCAAGCTTTGACTAAGGAACCGTTATATAACCGTAATACAACCGAAATAGAACCTAAGAAAAAAAGAGATGAAGTTTGGGACGCAATCATGGACGCTTGTGGTGTTAATGCACAAACGATTAATTCCAATGAGCGAGGCAGATACAACAAGGTTGTGAAAGTTTTGAAAGAGTCAGGAGCGACAGCTAATGACATTTATGAACGAGTTCAAGTTTACAGAAAGAAATTTAAGGGGGCTGCTCTGACACCAAACGCTATAGCTAACCATTGGTCTGAGTTAGACCCAAGCACAGTTCATATCGTTGATGTAGTTACAGCGCCTAAAGGTTGGGACGCTATTCAAACTGCAAGAGACCAAAGGAAAAAAGATGAGTGAAACAAGTAGTTCAAATTACGACATTAAAGTTGGGGCTTCACGCCGAGACATTCGTGTGCTTATATCGAATGAACAGATAGCTGAGATAGTCGGCTATCCGGTTGAAGCGGTCAACATAAATCACGTTGATTACCATTCTCCTAAAGCTAACGGAGAGAAGTCAGTCCGTATTACTATGACAGTTTTGGAAAATGACTGACGATCAAGCAGATTATGTTCTAGCGAGAATGTGTGTAGTTTGGGCAGGCAAACCTCTTACTGTTGAAGAGGTCAATTTTTGGGTTTCTAAATTACAACCATACGAATTTGAGCATGGCATGGACGCTTTGGAAAAGATCGCTGACCATTGTAAGTTCTTTCCATCGTGGGCTGAGTATAAAGAATTCATTGATTTAATTAAGAGAGAGAATCCGGTGAATGTTTTAGAAAAACCTGAAGAGAAACCAGTTTGCAGTCAAGAAGAATCAGAACATCATTTAAAAAGAATAAGAGAGACCCTTGCGAAGAATAGGGGTGGTATAGGATGAGTATGTGCCTAGAAAGAAACAATGGACAGTGGTTGTTGAGGGACACTTATTCACGCTTAATAGTGAACGGACAATGCACTTTCATAAACGAGCGAGGCTTATTAAGACTTGGCGGGAAGCATCCTGTGAAGCAACTAAGAAAGCAAAGATCCCGAAGATGAAGTGTATAGATGTAACTTTCGTGCCTTGTCGAACCAATCGGCGGAACATGGCAGATACAGGCGGTCATATACCTGTGGCTAAAGCCTGCATAGATGGTCTTGTAGACGCAGGGGTAATTCCTGATGATGGCCCAGAATTTTTGAAGTCCTTAACCTTTAAGGCACCATATGTAGATGGGGGTGAAGATAGAGCGATGCTTTATATAACGGAGTGTAAACAATGAATATAGAAGGGTTACTTGGAGAGGCATTAAAACTGGATGATCCTTTAGCGAGGGCTCAGTATTTGAATGACCATGTTCTTCCGGCAGTGACAGAGTTGAGGCAGGACATAATTGCTCAGAGGGCTTTGTCTGTTAAGGAAGCATGCGATTTTGGTAACGGTGGGGATGGTTTGACGTATTCGCAGGTGGCTAAGTCACTTGCTGTTTCTAAGCCGTTGGTTCAGCAGATGGTTTCGTTAGCGAGAGAGATCCATACGCTTCGGATACGAAGCAACGGTTCTATCTGAAAGTAGGTTGTTGTTTAAGTCCACTATCTGTAGACTAGCTGTATGACAGACACAGATATAATTATGACAAAACAACAAATAAAAGAAGAAATCCACAATGCAGTAATGTTTATAGCTGACAACTGTGATGGAGCAGAATCCCAAGATGGGGTTGGGTTCAATGGCAGTGATACCAAGTTTGGGAATCGCGCAGCAGAGATGGAACCCGAAGAATGGTCAGATGCTATGTGCTGGGAGGCGTATCAGATGCTTGCCAAATACGGCACCCAACTCGCAAAAGACGGGCTAAATTATTCGGATCTTCCAGTCCCTGAACGGGTTGGGGGTGATGGTCGCGATGATGCACGACAAGCATCATATGAAAGAAAAACTCTTAAGGTCGTGGACGACGAGTTTGTCCTCAAATTCAAATACGAAGCAGGGCTTATAAGAAGAGTAAAAAAATTAAAAGGTCAATGGAAACAAAATTCTAAAACATGGACATTCCCCATACATGAAGACGTTGGGGGAGAGTTAAGAAACTTGGCTTTCGACTACGGTTTTGTTGTTACAGAAGAAGCACAAGAAGCATTAGATCGCTTTAAAGACGTTGAGGTAGAAGAAAGACCCGAAGGTTTAAGAAGTTTAAGCCTCAGAGACGAATCTTTCATTTTGGATTTTGACTATGACGCTGATCTCGTTTACGCAGTCAAGACGCTGACAGGTAGAAAGTGGGATAGCAAAGAGAAAGTTTGGGTTGTCCCAAAGGTCGCTTGTGACCAAGTAATGATGTTGGCAACAACTTGGGGCTTTGAGCATGATGAAAACGTGTTCTCGGAAGCTTTAAGAATGTCTGATGAAGCACGAATGAGGGAAGAAGCTTCCTCAGCAGAAACATCAAAACTCAAGATTGAAGGTTTAGGGGCGATTCACCCGAAGACTGGGGAAAAGTTAGAGTTACGACCTTTCCAAGTCGCTGGGGTGGCTTACGCTATTGATGTCAAAAAGTGTTTTATAGCTGATGAAATGGGTCTTGGTAAGACTGTTCAAAGCTTGGCGGCGGTTCATATGGAAAAAGCTTTTCCTTTGCTAGTCGTCTGCCCAGCTACTTTGAAGTCGAATTGGGAACGTGAGGTTCGCATGTGGCTTCCTGAGAAAACAGTCCATGTTGTTGACAACAAAGTTGGGGTTAAAAATTCTGATGTTGTAATTATCAACTATGACATTCTTGATAAGCAACAAGAAGAGTTGATGAAAGTTGGTTTCCAAGCGCTTGTCTTTGATGAGAGTCATTATGCAAAAAATAGCACAGCTAAAAGAACGAAAGCTTTAAAAAAGATAGCTAAAGCGATACCAGAGAACGGCATGGTTTTAGCTTTGACAGGAACACCTGTCTTGAACCGTCCTGTTGAGCTTGTCTCCCAGTTGGAGATTCTTGGACGTATAGAAGATTTTGGAGGTTCGTGGAATTTCCGTAAGCGTTATTGTGATGCTAAACATGATGGGTTTGGATGGAATTTTGGTGGGGCTTCTAATACATCAGAATTGAACAACATGCTTAGGCAAACTTGTTATGTCAGAAGACAAAAAGAAGATGTTCTCAAAGAGCTACCTACAAAAGCTCGGTACACGATAGAAACACAATTATCGAGAGTGTCTGCCAAGGAATACAAAGCTGTTGAAAATGACACAATAGTTTGGTTAGCAGAAGAAGGTCGGCACAGTTCGATGGCAGATGCCTTAGCAAAACTAATGGTGTTGAAGAGGATCGCAGGAGAAGGAAAGGTGGAAGCCGCTTGTGAGTGGATAGACACATTCCTAGATAGCACAGATAGAAAGCTGGTGGTGTTTGCTCACCATAGATCAGTTGTTAATGCGTTAGCAGAAAAATACGGTGGTCTTCGTGTCTCAGGTAGTGACACTATGAAGGCTCGCCAAGCATCCATTGACCTTTTTCAGAATGATCCTAATTCAAGAGTTATTGTCCTGAACACTAAAGCCGGTGGGGTGGGTATCACCTTGACGGCGGCTTCTGATGTGTTGTTTGTCGAGCAGGGTTGGACACCTGCTGAACACGATCAGGCAGAAGACAGGTGTCACAGAATCGGACAAGATGCTGAAAGTGTTAGTGCTTTTTACTTACTAGCAGAACAAACCATTGACGATGATATTTATGAACTAATCGCCAAGAAAAGATTGGTTGTTGATGCAGTAACTGATGGTGAAGCCGAGGTGACGGAAAGTGTGATGAACGAACTAATAGGGAAGTTGGTGAAACGTGCAAACGACTGATTGGGTTTGTTTAGATTGTGGGAGAGAGGGGCTACTCCTAAAGGAAATGCACACCAAGGTGGTCGCCATGCAGACTGCTGACGGCAGACCAGTCGGAAGGTGCGAGAAATGTGATTTAGTTTTTGAGCCTGAGCCACTCATGCCTAACAGCCGTTGGCAACAATTTAAGATATTGCTTTATTTATTAAATCGAAAGAGGAAGGAAAAGCGTGGCAAGAACAGTTAAAGAGTTCCCATACAGGGGACTACGAGGTAACGAAATTTATCCGTGGGACGAATGGCTCAATGGAGAAGTTTGGGAACTCACAGAAGAAGACTTAGCGGGGATGGAATTTAAAGAGCTTGCTCGGTATTCCCACAAAGTAGCTAAGGATAGAAATTTAGCCTGTCGAACCGTAAGAGGTGGATGGGATAAACAAAGAGGCGTTTATACGACTCTTCATATGCAGGCATACAACAAAATAGAGGGAGATAGATAAATGCCAAAGAAAAGAGCAACAGCAGATGTTGCTATTATTAATAAAGTAAAAGAGACTAACGAAGCTGTGATTTTAGCGAAAGCTAATTACATGACAGCTCAGGAGACTCATTTACAAACATTGCGGGACGCTAGACAACAGGGAGAAACCCTAGAAAATCTTGCTGATGCACTAGAGTGTTCTAAGCAATGGATTCACAAATGGACGACTTTTGGGAGAGACCACAACAAGGTTTACAAAGAAGTCGGCTAAGGAGCAAATGACAAAGATAGCGACTGATCTCCAAGAGACTGTGGTTCCGATTGATTCGATTCAATCGCATCCACGTAATCCCCGAAAAGGAGATATACAGGGGATAGCGGAAAGCTTGCGTGTCAATGGGCAGTATTCACCTGTCATAGTTGATGATCGCAATAGCTTTATCTTGGCGGGTAATCACACATGGAGGGCGGCTAAGTCTTTAGGGTGGGACGAAATAGCCGTCCTTCGTGTCGATGTCGATGACCAACAAGCGAAAAGGATTCTGCTGGCTGATAATCGGACATCCGATTTAGCCACTTATGACAGACCAAATCTTATTCATTTGATTGAGTCGCTTACACCCGACTTTGAAGGTTCAGGTTGGGATCGTGGTTCTTTAGAGCGTTTACACCAGTTGGAGGAGGTGGAGGAAGACCTTTTCGGTGGACTTGAAGGCAAGGGTTCGACACTGGGTGAAACGACTAAAAAAATGCACATAGGTAAAAATTTGTTACTTGTTGAAACAGACTATTTTGACGAATGGTTTGAAGAGATGGGGGAACAAAAAGAAGCCATCAATAAGATCAGGGAAAGACTTGGTTTGACGGATGACCCAGAACCTAAACCAACCAAGAAGGGGAAAACGTGGGGACACATTTCTGGAGAAACTCCGCAACATTCTGGGCTAGACGCTTGTGTTTGGATTCCGGTTGAGAGCCTTGAAGCCCATCCAGAGAATGCTCGGCAGGGCGACATAGGGGCGATAGCAGAATCTTTAAGAGTCAATGGTATTTACAGACCGTTGGTTGTTCAGGAATCTTCTAGTTTAATTCTTAAAGGCAACAACACTTGGCAAGCGGTTAAGTCTTTAGGTTGGGAGATGGTTCCGGTCGTGATGTTAGATGTTGACGATGATGAGGCTAGAAGAATTCTTTTAGCTGACAATCGTCTCGCAGATAAAGCAGGTTATTACAATGCTGCTTTAGCTGAAGTCTTGATGGATCTTGACAGCTTGGACGGTACGGGATTCACACCAACAGATATTGATGATGTGCTTAGAGATTTACCCCAAGAACGTGATCCGGCAGCTGCGATAGATGCCCCAGCGGATGTTCGGCGTGTAGCCACCTTGAAAATAAACATGATTAGTGTGCAGGTTTGTGGCAAACAATACTCTGAATGGGAACACCAAATGATCGCTGATGGGTACATGACTAAAGAAGAACGGGGAATGCGGATCGGGCAGTTGCTCAAACTTAAACAATCACAGTTTGAGGTTTGGGCTTCTGTCGCTGATCCGACGACAGGGAACAATAAGTTCAGAGGGAACTAATGGCTAAACGAAAGCCAAAATTTGTCAATATACAGCTAGTAGATATTGATACTCTCGCTAAAGCCGGTTATAACCCAAGACGAACAGATCCTCACCGTTACGAACTTGTCAAGACCTCACTAAAGAAACTTGGGTGGCTCCTACCCATGTATGTTACTGCGGAGGGTGTAGTTTTATCAGGGCATCAAAGGTTGGATGCCGCTAAAGACTTAGGGGCGACAAAAGTCCCTGTTGTTGTGTTAAAAGACTTAAATCCTGAACGTGCGCGTGGGGTTAACATTGTCTTCAACCGTGCTACAAATGACATGCACAAACACGACTCAGGAGAAAGCCTCTCTGAAAGAATCCCAATGTCTGTGATAGAAGAAGCAATTAAAGGGATACCAGATATACCTGTGGATACTGATGCTTGGTATCCGTGCATGAACACTAAAGGTCAGGACACACGGGAGTTGATGATGAAGAACTTAACTCCGTTTCTTTCACACGCTATTAGACAAGCAGAGAGTCTTTTCCATTGGGCTAAAACTTCTATTCCTATCATTATCACCCCAGATGATGAGGTGGTTAATGGTATAGGACGACTCCAGCATGCTTCCGAGACAGGCATCCCTAGCGTCCAAGTGATAACTATTAGTTCTTCTGTGGCAGAATTAGCTGGCATTTTCTTGAATCATTTATCTATGGACTTTGATTTAGAGGATAAATATGCTGACGTTCTCAGGTATAACTCTTTTAGGCGGGCTAGTAATAGGCAGGGACACTTGATGTCTGCCATGTGTTCAGACATGATTACAGCAATGTCTAGGACTGGTACAACCCATAGACCCGCTTCTGTGTTTAACCCTAGTGATGAGAAGCATGTGAAGGCTTGGCGACGTTGGTATGGGACAACCGTTTTGGATTTTGGTGCTGGTCTTTTGGATAAGTCTTTAATCATGCGTGATGAGATGGACGTTGATTGTGTGGCTTTCGAGCCTTATTACACGGGAGGGAAAGATGTCGGGTTTGATGTTGAAGCTGCCCGTTATATAACTGATGTTTTTTTAGAGAGGGTAGCTGATGGCACAGAGTTCGATTCAATATTTCTGGCTTCTGTTTTGAATTCTGTTCCCTTCGCCAAAGACAGAGAGTATATCGTTCGGATAGTTTCTGCTTTAAGCACTGCTGGGACTGTTGTTTACGCTAATTCTATATCCACATTGGCTGAAAGGTATCTGGCTTCGATTGGGATGAAAGAGAACATTTCAAACCATGAAACTCAGTTCGCTTCTTCGTTTTCTGCTGGGTATGAAGAAGGTGTGGTTGTTTCTGATTTGATTAAACACCCTAAAGTTCAAAAGTATTTTAGTGTGGATGAATGGCGAGAATTGTGGGCTCAAGGGTTTTCTGACGTACATTCTTACTTATTTAAGCCTAATAAGCTGGCTCATTGTGTTTGTAGAGATCCTCGACCAGTAGACCCAACTGCGCTATCTGAAGCAATCAAGTTTGAATTCAACTTGCCTTACCCAGAAGGCTCTTTAGACCGTTCAGAACAGGCTTTAGAAGCCTTCTCCCGCCGACTATCAATCGACCTCTAAGATAAGAGTATGCCTTACAGAATCACAGAATCACACCCAAAATGTTCCGGTTACGCCGTTGTTAAAAAAAGTGGCGGGAAGCTAATGGGTTGCCATAAAACAAAAGATAAAGCTCAGAAACAGCTGGCAGCTTTAAACGCCAATGAAGGGGGCGCAGGTTACAAAAGAGACATACCTTTTGGGCCTTCAGGTCGCATCATTTTGCAGGATTTGAATGTGGCTTTGAGTAGTAACTTTAAAGACATGCAACAGAATCGCCCGATGTCGAACTTTGTTCAGAACGTGGAGGAATATCGCCCTTGGTTGGTGAATCTATTGAAACACGAATTCGTTATTCTCTGCACAGCTCGTTCATTCTTGTACGAAGAGATGACTTTGCAAAGAATAAAGAGCGAAACGGGATGGCAACCTGACGATTGGTTCTTCAACCCGTGGGAAGAAGGAAAGTCGGCTTTGAGGGCTCACACGGCTAAAGCACGGTATTTAAAAGAGTTTATTTTCCCTAAATATGGGGATGATCCTTCTTTGTATTTTGCTATTGAGTCGAACAAATACTCTCGGTCAATGTATAAAGCAAATGACATCGAATGTCGTGACGCTAATCGAGATGATTCCCAACCGTGGAAGACTTTGTTACCTTAAATAACACTTTTGTAATTTTGCTCGGTAAGCTTCGTCTATGGATTACTTAGACAGACTTAAAGCAAAAAAGGGTTGGTGGGATCACGAAATAGCTATCGCTCCTGGTAGCGACACAGTGATGCCAGAGGGGGAATGGGAATTCAATGACGAGGTTGCAGCAGTCTTTGAAAACATGTTGCAACGAAGCATCCCTGATTATCACATAATGAGGCAAGCGGTAAACGCTTTAGCTTTCAAGTCTCTAACAGTAAAGTCAGGATCAGTATTTAATGGTCAAAGGGAAACAAAAGTTTTAGATGTTGGGTGTTCTGATGGTTTAGCTTTGAGTTCTCTTGACGGTTACGCAGCTGGTAGAGATCATACGATCGGCGAGTTGCATGGTCTTGATGTTTCTAGTGCGATGTTGAAGAAAGCAGTGGAGCGTAGTGATTCACGCTGGGATTTAAGGATACAAGATTTAAGAGAGCATCTACCTTACGAAGATAACCAGTTTGATGTTGTTCTTTGCGTTTTGACTCTCCAATTCACCCCTGTAGTTCACCGTCAAAGGATTTTAGACGAGTTGACCAGAGTTCTAAGGTGGGGAGGAAGGCTAATACTGGTTGAGAAAATAAAAGCCTTCACTCCTGAGCTTGATGATGACATGGTAGCGGCTTATTTCGATCATAAACGCACTATGGGTTACACAGAAGAACAGATTGAACGTAAGAGACTTAGCCTCGAAGGAGTTTTAGAGCCTTTAACAGCGCAACAAAATGAGCTACTCTTAGAAGGAAGCGGGTATTTTCACGCTGATTGTTTTTGGAGGTGGATGAATTTTGCGGGTTGGATCGCTGTTAAAACATGGGATACTCCTGCATGAGTGACCGTCTTTTAATCCCTAAAGAAAAACGTGAAAACGTCTTAAAGCTGATAGCCGCTGGCAATTATCAACGCACAGCGTGTCGAGCGGCGGGTATTTCAGAGTGGACTTTCAACGAATGGCGTAAAAAAGGCGAACAAGCACGGGAAGATCAAGAAAATGGGGTGACCTTAACAGAAACCCAAGAAGAACTTTTATGGTTTGTAAATGAACTAGAAGATGCAAGAGCTAAAGCTGAAGCAACGCTTGTCGCAAGATGGTATACAGAAGCAGCAGATGGTGATTGGCGGGCAGCTGAAAGGTTCTTGGCTAAGGCATTCCCTGAAAGATGGTCAGATCCTGCAACTCGTTTGGAAATTACAGGAGCCCAAGGAGGGCCAGTAGCTCAACTTTCTGCTCATATGCACGTTTTAGCTGAACCTGACGAAGATAAACAACGTAAGGTATTAGAGGCTTTAGTCGAATCTGGTGACTTGCCAGAAAATGTTTTGGAGGCATGGGATGGAGAACAACGAGACGAGGGACAAATTATCGACGCTGATGTCGTGGAGGAAACCGTGCAATCTGATAATTCCTCACAACCCTCATCCGAAGCAACAAGCGTTCCTGACATGGAACTCGACTAGAGAAGCCTTATTCGGTGGAGCTGCTGGCGGAGGAAAATCTGACACCCTGTTAATGGCAGCACTCCAATATGTGTGTGTTCCTAATTACAGCGCTTTACTTTTAAGGCAGACGTTCCCTCAGCTGTCCGGTGCTGATGGTTTCATTGACCGTACAACAGAGTGGTTGAATGAAACTGGGGCTTCTTACAACGTGACTAGCAAAAGGTGGTCGTTTCCTTCTGGGGCGACAATCACTTTAGGTCATTGTGAACGTGACGAAGACAGGTACAATTTTCAGTCATTCGCATACCAGTTTGTAGGCGCAGACGAATTAACACAGTGGGGGACAGACAGGGTTTATCTCTATGTCGGTTTTTCGCGTGTCCGTAAACCCACTCCTGATCCTTCTCTGAAAGCTTGCCCTGATTGCGGGATGACAGTTGCAGATGTTCCGTTGAGGACTAGAGCTGCTACCAACCCAGGTGGTCGAGGTAACGATTGGGTTTATGAAAGGTTTGTTTTAAACAAGGCACCTAATCGTAAATTCATGCCAGCGCGGATTACAGATAACCCATCTTTGGACAGGGATGCTTATGTAGAGAGTCTTCAGGAATTGGATGCGGTTGAAAGGGCGAGACTTCTGGAAGGCAATTGGGAAGTCACTGAAAAAGGTGGGATGTTTGAACATGACTGGTTTGAGACTATTGACATACAACCAGAGAAAATGAAAAAGGTCAGGTTCTGGGATCTGGCAGCTACAGCAGAAGCTAAAGGTAAAGACCCCGATTACACAGTTGGGGCTTTAGTGGGGATACATGAAGGAAGGTATTATGTCTTAGACATTCAGAGGATGAGAGGCACCCCCGCTGAGGTGGAAAAGATAGTAAGGAAAACAGCTGATAATGACCCGTCAGATGTCCAGATATGTATGGAACAAGAACCAGGTGCTAGTGGGGTGAACACTATTGACTATTATGCACGACAGGTTTTAGTCGGTCACCCGTTTAAGGGAGTCCGGTCTACGGGTAGTAAGGAAGAAAGAGCGAGAGTATTTTCTTCAGCTTGCGAGATGGGCAACCTGAAGCTGATAAGAGGGCGATGGAACAAGGCTCTAACCGATGAGTGTGTTCAGTTCCCGAAAGGTAGCCATGACGACCAAGTAGATGCCGTTGCAGGAGCCATCAACAACCTTTCAAAACGTAAAGCTAAGGTTAGACTGATCTTATGAACCCTTATGAAATGCAACATCGGATGGTTAAAGCCGTCAAAATAGCTGACATGGCTGACCGTTTAGGCTTCTCTCCAGACGAGTTAGCTAAAGAAAAGAATATGAAATCTTGGGCTAAAGCATGTGAAATTAAGCAACCATCTAAAGAAACTTGGCAAATGGCAGTCTCTCTTTTAAAGAACAGGCGCGAATATAACGGGGAAGGTGGCTTGGATGACCCTCGGTTTATTCAATCATTAGGCTCTATGGCAGTTCAGATAGCTAACACTCTGGCTCAGGAAAACCTTGACAGCAGTGAAGCAGAACAGCTAACTAAAGGTGAGAAGCGGAAGATAGAAAGAATGTCTGATGCTACTACAGACACATTTGATCTTGGGAAAAAGTTTTTGGAGGACAGGGAGGATCATCGTTGGGAATCCATGAACAATTAAAATCTTCCACTTTCAGGGAGTTCCAATTATTCACCCCTGAAGAATGCAACAAGGTTATTGAAGCTGCTGAAAAACATGAACCACACCAAGCTCTTGTGCAACACAAAGGGCTAGTAAATGCTGATATGCCTGATGTAAGGATCACGACCACACATTATTTAGATTATGAAAACGATTTCGAGATCATCGAGAAGGTCAGAAAACAAGGTTTGAAAGAAAATGTTTGGGGTTTTGAAACGCATAAAGGTCGGGAAGCGTTGCCTATTATCCAAGTCTTGAAATATGAAATAGGCGGGTATTACAAACAGCACACAGATTGGGGAGGGAGTCATATCAATCGTAAGTTCTCCATGACTGTGCAACTCTCCAACGAACACGATTATGTAGGGTGTGAGGTGTTATTGAGTGATGGCCCTGAACTGGCTCATATGGTCAAGAAGGACAAAGGGTGGGCTACCATCTTCCCCGCTTGGACTTTGCATGGTGTTAAACCATTAGCTGAGGGTGTCAGG